TGAACGCCATCAACGTACTCCGTTATTGGGTGGAAGCGGAGCCTGACGATACTGACCACTGCGGTATGCGTCACTACGCTCCAGACCATCACCAAGACGAGATGCCAACGCAAGTGCTTCTTTGTACTTGCCGTCATACAAGGCCGTGATATCTGCCTCGCCCTTCATGTAGGTGTAAGCCTCTACCAATGTGCCATACAACAGCACAGTATCAAAGTTGTCGCCCAGCCATGTTGTTGTAGCTGTAGTGATTGACTCTGGGTAATAGTAGTAGTGAAGCTCAACGTCATAAGCCGCATCAGGCGTTGGGCCAAGGATGAAGCTCAATTCATTTGTGATTGTCGGCGTTGCGCCTGACGTTGTGGTCGGGCCAAACAAAGCGTAGTACTTGGGAAGCGCGGTATCGGTTGGCTGGGGGTAAGCCTGACGGATGAAGTTCACATCCTTGTTCAACAAATACTCATAGTTGCCGTCAGCATCTACCACCGCCAACGAGAACGTAGACAGAAAGTCGCCGGGGCAGGATAAGTATTTGTTTCCAGACGATGTTACCCCCGTCACGTTTTTGCGCAACGAGGGGAACTGAACTGTGTTGTAGATGCGTTGCTCCGCCTGAGTGATGAAAGTATTCATCACAGACGTCTCTACGGTATTCTCCGTATAGTTGGTTACCGCATTTACAAGTTCAGAGTAGTTCACGCCATTGGCCCCCGTGCCATCTTGCCTTTGGTAGCCGCACCGCCGCCACGCATTTGTACGCCGCTGGTCTTGGTGGGAGCGTACTCACCACTGCGGGTATTGGCAACGGAAACATTTGCTTCACGCAAATACTTCTTGTTGTCCTCTTCGCCAACGGTTACAGACTTGTAAACCTTGGGTTGTGTGTACTTACCACAAGGGTCTTTGGTGTCTGCGGGGAAATAGTCAAATTCAGCCATGTTAGCCTCCACGACCAGAGCTACGCTGGTTCATCACTTTTGCCATGTTGCGACCATACTTCAGCATCTGAGCATTGGTCTTGCCGCCAGCCGCCATCTTTTTAGCGCCGGGGTGCATACGGCTCTCATGCCCTTTGACCATTTTTTTGGCCTCGGTATCTGCAATTTGTTTTACCTGTTTTGTGTCCATCATCGACTCCTTATGTCGTTGTAACTGATACTGTACCAAGTTCTACGGCTAAAACCAAATTATTTGGTGTTAAACCATCATCACTTGCCCTTGTCCCACCAACGGGATACCAACCCCACTGAAAAATACGACTTCCGCCTTGAACTGTACCCGCACCATCCACGCTATTACCAGTAGGCACAATTTGCAACCCATTAGTTCCTGACACAACATAGCTGCGGTCAGGGCGGGGGTTTCTCAAAGCCTGCGGGTCATCCACAGGCCACATACCCAATTGCAACTGCGGCTGATCCGGATCCCAGCACTCAGGACAAACCAAGAGGTTGTAGTTCTTGGTCTTGATGATCTCAGTTTTCAGAACCTTCAACTTGAACCGTTGGTCACAGCGATCACACTGGGCAATCGCATATTTGCCTGATGCAAACCTGTTACCCATCGTTACCTCCCAATGTAGGTTTGACGGGGTACAAGTCTCAAAGCTGCTTTCTCATGATCTTCATAGGCTGCAAGCTCCCACGCTTCGTCATACTGCGTCTTGAGGAATGGCAAGCGTTCTGCGCCAGTGGGGATTTTTCCAGCTACATAATAGGCCAAGCCAGCCGCCATACAAGGGATAAAGCGGAAAGGTACATCCATGATGTTGACACCGCCGCCTGCATCTTGGGTTCGACGTAGACGCCAATACACAAATTGGTATTGCTGTGCATTGTCTGGGGTGGGCCAAACGGTGATCGCAGGGACTTGTTGCCAGTACACGGCAGTTCCAGATACGTGACTTGCAGCAGTTGTATTTTGCTGTCCACGGAAACAGTTGTATAGCGTGTTCCCTGAGATGTAGCTGTAGTTGATGATCTCGTCCTCAACCTTAATAAACCCAGCGGCAGGTAAGCCCACTACGGAGTTCAATACGATTTGATTGGAAGTAGTTGTAATCGCCCCATTCAAGGTCAAACCAGTCGGCGTGGTCTGCCCGTTGTAACGCTGAATCCAGACTTGAATGGGTCTGGCTTGGGTAATCTTGTTGGGGATTGTGGCGTATGTGGATACACTGATACGGGTGATAGTCAAGTCAGCCTGAGTTGCCGCTACATTAGCACCTGTGCGAATCACATGCTCAAGCAAATCGATAGTGTCATCAGGCAGAGCGTAGGTATTTTGGCCTTGCACAAAATCAATCGTGCCAGTCTCAATCGTCCACAAGTTGATGCCACGGTTTGCCCAATCAGCAAACATGATATTCAAACTGCGTCTGGCGGTACGCAGGTCATAACCCGTGCGCAGCTCACCACCAGCGCGTTCAAACGCCTCCTCTACCAACTCGGTGAGGTCAAGGTTAAATGATGAGTTGCCGGATGTTTGTGCCATGTCACTTCATTTTCTTGAGGGTTTCAGCCAAGCGAGCACGCTGACCAAGTTTACCGGGCTTCTTTGCAGCCGCAGCCAGCTTCTTGGCGGGGATAGGCTTATCACCTTTGATACCAAGAGATGCACGCAATGCGCCGGGTTTCTTGATTGCTTTTTGAATCCACTTCTCAGCCATTATCTATACCCCGCTGTTTTCTTTGCCACCTTGGGTGGTTGTTTCACGAATTGTTTCCCGGACTTTTTTCCGGCTCTTTTTGCTTTGGTTGTCGCAGCGTACTCAGCAGGACTGAGAGCTTTGATCGCAGCTTCAGGAAGGTATCTTTCACCTGTGTCAGAAGAGCGTTTGCCACTTTTGGTTCTCCATTTCTGGGCAGTCCAATCTTTTAGGGATTGCTGCGGCGCTTTCAATCTCTGTATCCTCCACCGGCAGCTTTGTATTTCTTGGCTACTAACTGCGCTTTCCGTGCTGACCATTGACCGGCTTTTGTTCCTTGGGTTGCTGCGGCTTTTACTTGGGCCACAATCCGCTTACGCAGTTCTGGCTTTGTGTAATTCCCAGCGGCGTTGACCCCGCCACCATCGTCAAACCGTTTAGTGAATGTGATCCCACCACCAGTAATTTTTCCTTGGGAGCTACCTTGTTTGGGTTTGTACGCATTACCTTCAAGATACGCGCTTATTTCTGTATCTTTATCAAGTTTTTTTGAAAAATTAGCTTTTCCACCAAGATTTGTACCGTACTTATCTTTGCCCCCCATACCTTCAAGACTGGTAGTAATACCTTCATTAACTAAATCGCCTTCAGCCATTTTCTTGACCTTGCCGCCACGTTTATACATGGCGACTTTATTTGGATCATCCTTACGGGTGATCGTTTTCTTCCCCGGCATCTTTGATGGGCTGATTGCACCCATGCCGCGAGAGGACATCATTTTTTGCCCCTAGACATACCCCCACCACACATAATCATAGTGCCGCGAGTTTTGCCACGTTGAGCGATACCATCTGCACGGGCAGAGGCTGAACCACCAGAAGCCATAGTCCTAATTTTCTGAGCTTCCTCAGTTTTCTTTTGGGTATTGGCTTCTTCTTTCTGAGCATCCATTTTCTTAATGTCTTCAGAAGTCATGGAGTCTTCGTAAGTTGTGCCGGGGCGACGCGGTTTATACGCACCCATTGTTCCTGCTGCTGTGCTAGTAGTCATGGTTCACCTCAATACATTTTGCATTTGGTTTTGCCTTTTGAGGCAATACCATCAGCACGTTTGGAAGCAGAAGAAGCCTTAGAAGTCATGCCGCCAGAAGCCATCTTCTTGGTTTTGATAGCACCGCCTTTGGCTCTTGCGCCACCGGAAGAACGTAAAGCGTCCATACGAGCTTGTGCTGCTTCGCGTGAACGACGCTCTGCGGGAGTTTCAAAGTTACTGACGTAATCAGCAACACTTGAGCCAACAGATTTGACTTTATCGTATGCTGCTTGACGATTTGCTGCCGCCTGCTCTGGTGTAGGCACTCTACTGTCAGTACTTGTTTTTGTCGCCGCGCTTGGGGTAGAAACCGTAGTACTTGGTGCTGAAGCAGACATACCTCTTGTGTATTTAGAGTAATCCGCTGTAGTGTCAGATTTTGACGCAGGAGCGCTTGACCCAGAAGCAGACATACCTCTTGTGTATTTAGAGTAGTCAACGTCAGCCGGTTTTGATTTTGATCTTACAGACGGAGTTGACAATACGCCTTCCCCTACAGCTTGATCGTTTGGTACTTCTTTTTTTGCAGTGATGGCTTTTAGTACATCACTTTTTGTATCGTCATCAGCAGTTGAAGTGCCGGAAGTCATACGAGTTTCAGTGGACTTATACCCCGGGCCGGTATCTTCTTTACCTTTAGGAGCTTCGTCTTTGTTACGCATGGCATAAGCTAGACCAGCGAGGCCCGCTAATGCTGCTAAGTCTTTTCCTCTTGCCATGTTTAACTCC